CCTTCTGGTGCTGAGCGCACTGAAATCCTGCGCGGCTCCGTCCTCTCCAATATTGACGAAATGTGCGAATGGGGCGACGAGGACAATGAACAGCTCAACCGCATGAAGGTGAGCGACGTTGAAGGTGACAAGAATGTGTCTGGCGTCTTCCAAGCTTGGGACGATGACGACGACACCTACACCGACGACTTCTATTGCGCGATGACGGGTGACTTCATCATCCGCATTGGTGCTGGCGTAACCGTTGAGCGTGGTGATCTGCTGATGTCCGCTGGTGACGGCACCGCTAAGCCTCAGGACGATGACATCATCCGCAGCAAGACCATCGCCAAAGTCACCAGCACCAACGTGAGCTGCACCTACGACGACGGCAGCTACTGCGTGCCTTGTGTACTGATGGCCTGCTGATTAGTCCCCTTCTCTACTCACCCACACCTACTCAACACCCATGTCTATCCAAACTAAACTTGAAACCCTGACTGCTGACCTTCAACAAGCTGTCAACACCTACAACCAAGCTGCTGAAACCTTGGCTGTAACAAAGGATCAAATCCTTAGCCTTCAAGGTGCAATCCAAGCACTACAAGATCTCACTAAAGAAGAACCTACTGAAGAAGAGTGAACAAAACAGCCGTCGTCCTTATTGCGGTGACGGCTCCACTCATCCTTGCAGCAGAAATGGTAGCTAACTGCTGGGCACACGATAAGACAAGAGAAGCGTGTGATCCAGATGGGCAAGTACCTGAGATGGTACAAGCTGTAGTTACTACCGTCTTTGCTTGGATGGCTAATCCGCCGCAATAAGAAACCATGAACTTATCAAAGGAGCGGTGGCGTGATGCCTGGTTCTGGTACCGTAATGCTCCTAATCAACTAGAAGCTGTCAATACCCTCTACAACCAACTAGAGCAGATAGCTCCTGAACTACTGACTGAAGAGTCTGAGTGGTTCTGTAAATTTACCGAACGATGTAAGTTTGTTAAATCGTTCATGAATCCTGAAGGGGAATGAAAAAGACCTGCACTAAGTGCGGGTTAGAGAAAGAACTGGATTTATTTTACAGAAACAAACATGCACCGCTTGGTAGATCAAGTGAGTGCAAAGACTGCACAAACGCAAGACAAAAGGCTAACTACGACCCACAAAAGAGTCGAGCTAAGAACTTGAAAAATAGGTTTGGCTTGTCACTTGAAGAGTATGACTTCATGCTAGAGCAGCAGGGTGACTGCTGTGCAATTTGTGGTACAGACTCACCAGGCTCTCACGGTAGGTTTGTAGTTGATCACAACCACACAACTAATGAAGTCAGAGGCCTGCTTTGCTGGAGCTGCAACGTAGGTATTGGTCACCTTCAAGATAATCCGCAAATTCTCTTATCCGCTTTCAATTACCTATCCACTAGGGGACACTATGGCAACACATAAAAAGGCCACTGAAGACGCCTTCAACCAATTACACAACCTTGTTACTGAAGAGTTTCTTCGCAGGATTCAGTCAGGTGAAGCCAGCACTGCAGACCTTAAGGCATGTTGTGATTGGCTAGCTAAGAATGACATCTCTGGTGTTGCTTACGACGGTAACCCCCTCGATAAGCTGGCCTCCATCATGCCAAAGGTAGATCCTGAACTTGTACAGACGAGGCTCTATGGCTCCAAGAAAGTCTACTAATCCTGGTCGTAGTGCTCAGTTCTATCGGGATAATCCTGAAGCATACGCAAAGAAACTAGCCTACGACACTAAAGAAAACAAATCAAAGAAAGATCGTGACTACCGTTCCAAACTCTCCATTGCCCGCCGTAAGCGCGGAATGATGGGTAAGGGTGGTCCTGATCTTAGTCATACAAAAGATGGCCGCCTAGTTCCTGAGAATCCTAAAAAGAACAGAGCTAGGAACGGTCACGGTAACAATGGCCGACTGAAGTAATGACACCGTTACTGCCTTCACCTGATCACTACCTCCACAACCTAATAACGATGACAAGCTCTGAAGCAAAGAGGCTACACCGTCGTGCAATCAAAGAACACTTTAATTGTCAATGTGTCTACTGTGGATTTACTTATGAACCTGATGAACTCACTCTTGATCACGTCCGTCCTCGTTGTTATGGCGGACCAACTCTTACATCAAACCTTGTACCCTCCTGTAAGAAGTGCAATCAGGCTAAAGGCAGTAACAACTGGCTCCAATGGATGAGAGCCACATTTGGAATAACACCTAGAGAACAACTCATTCAACAACATATCTATGGCTAATCCTCTTGATTGGGCTGCTCGTGCGATCTTGCAGATCAACGGCATGAAGCCCGAAGAAATTAAACAACGGGCCAGGCAGCTCAAGGCTGGAAAGGGTAAGAAGCCTATGCCAAAGGCAAACACTAAGGCCGCTAAGCCTCAAGTCCAAGCACCTGATCCTGGTCCTAATTCACGGGCACAAGGAAGGAATCTGATTAAGGAAGGGGCTAATAGCCTTAAGAAGCCAAAGCCTCCTGCACGTCCAAAGCCTGGCTCTACTCAGGTTCAAGGTCAAACCAACCTGATGAATAAGGAAGGTAAAGCGCGTGACTTCCGTAACCCGAGGGTCTCCGCTAATCGTCAACCAACAACCACTCCTGTTCAGAGCCGTAGCTCAGCACAGGCTACATCTCCTAACCGCCCAGCTGGTGGGTTTGGTAATAAGCCTGCTGGACAAGGTGAACTGTTTGGTAAGAACCCTAACGCAAAGCCTGGCGGTAACTACAAGGCCCCCAATGTGCCTAAGGCTGGTACTGCAACCAAGCCTCCCGCTAAACCTGCACCCCAGGTCAAGACTAATCCAGTCTCCCGCACTGGTCCTGTCAAAGGTCCTGCAGCTCCCAAACCTAATGCAGCAGTCCGTCTGCCTAACTCTGCAGCACAAGGTAAGAACCTCATTAACGAGGGTGCAAAGAATCTCCGCAACACTACCCAAGGCCCAACCCTTAAAGGAACCGCTCCTGTAGCTCGTGCAGCTGCTAATGGTGGTCGTCTTGCTGGTGCAGCTCGTGTTGCTGGTGCAGTGTCAACCGCAGCTTCTGTGGCATCTATTCCAGTCATTGCAGCACAAGGCTTGAAAGATAGCATCAGGGTCACCAAAGAAGATCAAGCTAAGCGCAACGCTGCAATCGCTAAGGCCCAGGCTGATCGTAAGACCAAAGAGCAGCGTGATGCAAAAGTTCGTGCAGAACAATCCAAGAAGCGTGTCAATAACGGTACTTGGAATCAAACCCCCTCCATTGTTCCAACTAAGAAAAAGTAATGGCTACTAAGAAATTCCGTGGTCCTGGTCTGCTCGGCTGGGCTGCTAACGAATCTGAGTACAACAAACGTGAGGCTGAACGTAGGCGTCAACAACGCGAACAAATGAGCGATCGTCGCCCCAAGGCCAAGCCTGAGAAGCCCAAGTCCTGGTCTGCTGAACAGATGGAAGCTGCTAGCCAGGCCCTGTCTGGTCATGCCTCCAAGACCCACAACCTGAACTTTAAGGATAAGCCTCAAGCTAAACCTCAATCTTCCTCCTCTTCCCCCAAGCCTGCAGCTACTACCTCTGGTGGTGGTCGTGGAGCATCTGCTACACCTCCAGCGAGCAGGCCTGCGTCCTACTCAGCTAGCCGTCCTTCCAGCACTCCTAGCTACAGCGCAGCTAAGACATCTGGTAGCCCTCAGACAGGTGATAAGGCTAAAGACCTTGAGACCTGGCGTAAAGCTAACCCGAAGCTTGCTGAAGCCCTTGATAAGCGTAATGCTGAGCGTGGTACCAGCAAATCTACCAACCCACAGATGGCAGATATGTTGGATCGGATCAAAGCTCGTGAAGAAGGTAGCAAATCTCAAGAACGTTTAGGAGATAAGGCCCCTAACGGGAAGGAATATGCAGGTCCAGCTGGTGGCCCTTCCTCTACACCGTCTAATTCGGGCAATAAAAAGCCATCTGAAGACACCAAGAGTAACTACACCTCTGACTCCATCACCAATAGCAAGGTAAAACTCCCCGATACCCAAGCTAAAAAGGGTAATTCTCTTCCTGATAACACCAAAACTGCTTACAGTCTTGCTGAGGAACTGCGTAAGCGTCGGAACAACACCTAACTAAACCCTCACCAGTGGCCTCTAGGAGCGTCTCTAAGACACTTCTAGGGGCTTTTGGCTATATCCTTACCTATGGCACCAAATAAACGTCCTACAAGCGATTCTGAGAGGACTACATTAGACCTACTACGGGATGATTTCAAGCTTTTTCTCCAAGCCATGTGGAATCAGCTTGATTTACCCTCCCCAACACGAGCCCAATACGCTATTGCTGACTACCTTCAACACGGTCCTAAGCGTCTTCAGATCCAAGCATTCCGAGGAGTCGGTAAATCATGGATCACTGGAGCGTTCGTGTTGTGGACACTCTTCAAAGACCCTGAACGGAAGATCATGATCATCTCGGCTTCTAAGGAACGAGCCGACAACATGTCCATCTTCCTTCAGAAGCTGATCATTGAAACACCGTGGTTAGCTCACCTACGACCCAAATCAGACGAGGCTAGATGGTCTCGTATCAGTTTTGATGTGAACTGCTCCCCTCACCAAGCACCATCAGTCAAAAGTGTTGGTATTACGGGTCAGCTCACTGGTTCTCGTGCTGACCTGATGATCCTTGACGACATTGAGGTGCCAGGTAACTCCATGACAGAACTGATGAGGGAAAAACTCCTTCAGCTCTGCACCGAAGCTGAGTCAATCCTGACACCAAAGAAAGACTCACGCATCATGTACCTTGGCACTCCACAGACTACCTTCACCATCTACCGAAAACTAGCTGAACGTAACTACCGTCCATTTGTTTGGCCTGCTCGTTACCCTCGTAAAGACAAGCTATCTCAGTATGAAGCACTCCTAGCACCACAGATCCTTGAAGATCTAGAGAGGGGTGCAGAAGAATGGAAGGTAACAGACCCCGACAGATTTGGTAACGATGACCTGCTGGAACGTGAAGCAGCTATGGGTCGTAGCAACTTCATGTTGCAGTTCATGCTTGATACCAGTCTTAGTGATGCTGAGAAGTTCCCGCTTAAGTTTAGTGACCTTGTCGTCACCTCTGTTAACCCTACATCTGCTCCTGATGCTGTCGTCTGGTGCTCAGACCCCAGAAACTGTATCAAAGACCTACCAACAGTCGGTCTACCTGGAGATTATTTCTACTCTCCAATGGTACTGCAAGGAGAGTGGGGACCTTACACCGAAACAGTGTGCAGCGTTGATCCATCGGGTCGAGGAACAGATGAAACTGCTGCCTGCTACATCAGTCAACGGAATGGCTTCCTCTATGTCCATGAAGTGAGGGCCTACCGTGATGGTTACAGTGACGACACACTCCTAGACATCCTTAGAGGCTGTAAGAAGTACAACGTCACTAAACTCCTAGTTGAGACTAACTTTGGTGATGGTATCGTCGGTGAGCTGTTCAAGAAACACCTCCAACAGACCAAACAATCCATCGACGTAGAAGAAGTCAGAGCTAACGTCCGTAAAGAAGACCGTATCATTGATGCCCTAGAACCTGTCATGAACCAACATCGGTTGATTCTTGATAGGTCGGTTGTCGAATGGGACTACAACTCCAACAAAGAAGCTGCTCCAGAAGACAGACTCCTCTACATGCTCTTCTACCAGATGAGTCGTATGTGTCGGGAGAAAGGTGCCGTTAAACACGACGACAGACTCGATTGCCTAGCTCAAGGCGTTAAATACTTCACAGACGCTATGGGTATCTCTGCCTATGAAGCAGTCAAAGCTAGACGCATGGAAGACTGGCAAGACATGCTTGAAACATGGCTAGATGACCCCCATCAAGCAGCTAATCATATGGTCCTTGGCTTCGATTTAGAGCAACGAAAAATAGCTCGTGGTAAATCGGGTAAAAAGCCAGTCCCCACCTGGGTGTGAACCCAGGCCCACACTGGGTTTAGGGGTGATGACACATGTATACAG